AGTGTTTGTATCGACAGTAAAGTGATAGAAATCTGCTGTCTGTGTTACATCTCCACTTGAATCTCGTTTGCCAACTGTGATCGAGTAGCCAGCGGTTTTTGCAAGGTTAGCTCCTGTAATACCATCAAACCCTTGTGGGTTATTGAATGTTGCAGATGTAGAAGGTGCACCTCTAAATCTTACAGTGTCACTTGTTGATCTACCGTGAGATTGTTCTGATACGTTTATAATTCCAGATGAGGATGCAATTGTTTCAAACGGATTAGGTTGTAATAATATTGCAACAACATTTTCAGTTCTAGCTGGTCTAGCATCCATTAGTCCTTGATCATCTCCTCTTGTAGAACTTATGTCTAATTGAGGGTGTTTAGATTCAAATTCTGATCTATGCACAAAAGAACCATTCCATTCTTTAACCATTTCAAGATATGGAAACTCCATTCCTGATCTGTCTGATATTGCTTTTGAATATTTTCCTCTTGCCATTATGTTCCTGGGTAATAAACTTTTGGTGTTATGTGTACACTAGTAGAAGAACCATCTTCTGATAATGCTCTAGCTAATTCATCTTCATAAAGTAATTTCATTTGTTGAACTGATTGTGGATTAAATTTTTGTGCTAGGTAAAAAGCTAATCCTGATACCATACAAGGTACAAATCTAAATGGTACATCTGTTGCATCAGTATAAGTTCCATCTGCATCTTGAATTTTTTTAACAAAATAAATATGAACCGCTTTAGCTGCATTAGATGAATCAGCTGTTGGGTAAAGTGTAACGACTGTCTTATCTACAAATCTTTGCACAAAATATTTTGAAGGTGTTCCTTTAGATAATTTGTTTGATAGTGCTGAATAAGTTGATCTGTCTATTTTTGTAATTGCAGAATCTGCTTGATCTACTGCAGTTCTATCTGCTCTTAAAGTTGCTTCAAGAACATCTGCTACACCATAAGTATCAGCAGGATTTGTTACAGCACTTGTACCATCAGAACTTGCTCTAAAAAAAATATATTCTGATTGACCTTCAACAAGATTAATATCAGCTTCCCCTACTTCCCAGTAGTGCAAACCTCTATTACCCCATTCTTGAAACATTATATTTAAAGAACGTCTTGCTGTTTTTAGTTGATATCCAGAAGTTACTTGTGAACCTATACGTTCGTAAGCCTCTGCAATAATTTCGTCTACTGCAAAAGTTTTGTCAAAAGTAACTGTGCCTGAAGTTGTATTGGCCATCAGTTAATCCTAACTATATAATTTTTTAAACTCTGCTACTACTGTATACATGTTTCCAGAATCTGCGGCACCTGGAACTACAAAGTTAACATCGCTCTCGTTAGTGTTATTAGATTTATCTGCTGGTATTCCACCAAATTCTCTAAAGTCCCAATAACCTGATCCTGTTAAACCTATAATAGGTATATCGCCATCATCATCTTCTTCATCTAAACGTGCAAATGAATCTCCACCGTCTCCACCTTGCGATGAAAACCATACTCTTAATAAAGATAAATGTAATACTGGGCTTCCGTCTGCGTTTGCGTTTAATGCCGAAACATCACCAAATACAGTTGTTGCACCTGTTCCATCTGATTGATTTACTATTTTAATAACTACTCTTTTGTCGTTTTCTTGTAGGATTGTTGGTCCTGTTACTACGTCTGCCATGTGTTTCCCTCCTTAATTAAGAAACTGTGGGGCCGAAGCCCCACATTAATTATTTATTACTTAAGATTTATTGAACCAACATTCGCTGCAAGTCCATCAATGATGTCGTGTGCAAGGAAAGCTAGTGCTGCTGTAGATGAAAGACAAGTCACTTTAAAACTTGAACCTACAACTGCGTTTGCATCAAAACCTATAGAATCATTTGCATCTGAAATTCCTACGTTGTCACCATCACCTTTTGGTACACAACCTATAATTTTTTCAGATCCATTAGTAATAATGTCTACATCATTACCTGCTGTACCTAACATTACAAAATGAAAAGTAGACCCTACACAATCAGCTGCTGCTGGAAGTGATAAACTTGCTGCACCATTCATTGCAGGAAAGGTTATAATAGATCCTGATTGTGCTGCTGTTAACACTGTACCAGAAGTATATCCTGTTACGATTGTTACTGTTGGAACAACAAAAGTAGTTGTTCCTGTGATTCTAGATGTACCAGTACCTGAAATGTTACCGCTTGCATCTATATCAAAGTTAGTTGTTATTGCACCTGTTGCTGCAGTTTTAGTAATTTGTTCAAAACCACCTTCTGCTCTTACTGGGCCGTTAAATGTTGTATTAGCCATGTTAATATTCCTCCTAGAATATGTAAATGTAGTCCCTAGGGTTGTCGACTATACGCGTCTACATTTAAATTTATTTTTATATAGTATGTAATTTATATGCTACTTTTTAGTAGAGTGCAAGAGACCCCGTAATAAAAGTGCGATTTCAGCGATGTAGCTTTGTGTCTTAAGTAGCTACAGAAACTTGTGGAGCAACGCCTTCAACGTTATTTTGCCTGTGAGCGATTTCAGCTTCTTCCAGCTTAATTTCAGTAATGATTTGCCTGATTTTATCATCGAGCCTAACCATGTTAAGAGTATATCTATCTTCATTAATATGCTCTTGTTCCCACTTCAACTCCAAGGACCTTTTTGCTTTGTATAGGTCTTGTATCATAAACAACCTCCTCAAAAGTTATTCGATTTAGTCCCGGATCGTAACTATTTCCGAGAGATTCCCAATTTATACTCTTTTCTCCCAACTTGTCAAGGATTGATTTTTCAAGGGAAACAGGACTATCTTCAGACAAAACTTCAAATTTTGCATGATGATCATAGGCCCATATATTTACTAGGAATTTTTTCATATTATTACTTTCTTATTAAAATGTGGCCGAAACATGTCCGGCCACAAAAAGTTTTATTAATTACGCACCTTCAACGCCGAAGATACCTCTAAAGTCAGAAACTCCAAACGAGTATCTTTCTCTAGCTTTGTATCTAACGTTACCAGTATCAAAGTCACCTTCCATTGCAGTTGTCAATGGTGCTCTAGTGAACATTTTCATACCATTTGGTACATCAGTAATAATGTAAAATGCATCAGTATCAGTTAGGTAGTTATTCACTCTGTAACCTTGAGGAATCATTCCCATAGATGATAATGCATTTATATCATTATCAGCAGTTCCAGTTCTGCCTTGAGACTTCATAAGTCTTTCAGCTGCGAATTGGTTTGCAGATGGAACAATCATTTTGACTGCTTTAGCTGCAATTCTTAAACCTCTTTCGTCAGTCATAGCAGAGATATCAATCATTGCTTGTTCTAACGAAGTTTCGTTTAAGTCTGCTTGTGTAGTAAGTGTGTTTTTAACACTAGTTCCGCTTACAGTTGTGTGAGCAGTGTTAAATAAAGAAACACCATCCCCTGAATCAAAACCATCTACTGTTGGTAGACCGTTGTTCAAAGGTGCTGCTGCTTTCACTTGTTTAGCATTAGACATAGATCTTGCTAAAGCTTTTGTATATCTAGAAGAAATTTTATCGTAGAGATTATCTTCGATAGCTTCTTCAGTTATAGCGAATGCTAAAGCAACTGTTTCATGCGTGTACCTTGCAGAGAAAGATTCTTGTGCATCATCAAATGCTACACCAGATCCTTCACTTTTTACACTTGCGTTTCCGAAACCAGATAACATTACTTCTTCTTCAAAAGCTCTGTCAGATGATTCGTTGGTATAGATTTCAGCGTGCTGATTATCATACCTTTTGTATTCCAGGCCGAACAGGGCGTTCAATCCTGGCTCTAACTCTTTTACGAGTTGTGTTCTTGATATTGCCATTATTTATCTCCTATTCTCTGTTAAGACCCAGAACTATCAATGAATTGATTCAAATTTTGAACCACTTCAACATTGCAAAATGCTGATGTTAAATCTCCGTTTTCAGGATCTTCAACTCCTCTGATTAGTCTCCAAGTGTGTGATGTTGCGTTAGTTGCTCCGATATCAAGCGTGTTAGATGATACCCCTGTTGTAGTGCTTCCGCCAGTATTGGCGCTACCACTAAACGTATCCATAAATAATGCATGAGCAGCAGGAATGTTTGCAGCTACTGCTGCATCTGTTGCTATATGATATAGTTGGAAGGGATTGTCATTAACGAAAGCTACGATATCGCCGCCGTTTTTTGCTGTTGATGGTGTAATAGCACCGTTATAATGATTGTTGAACGTTGGTTTCAACGTTGTTCCATCCTCATAAAAGATACCATATAAAACACCAATTGATTCTGCTGTTGTAGCGTCTTCCGCTGTAACAACATAACCTGCTGTAACTGCCACTGCTTGTCCATAGAACAAGTCAATATTGACAGCTGCATCGATATTGTAATTAGAAAGTCCGTGAGTTGAAGGTGTATTACCTAACGTTCCAGATGCTCTAAAACCATATCCTGCTGTTTGTCTATTAGCCATATGTTTTTTCTCCTTATGTACCTGCCCCTAAGGGCCTCCAGTACGGTTTAATTTA